GGCACCTGGCCCACGAGCATCCCCATCCCGACAGAGATACTGTGCATATAAGCGTCGTGGTTATCAGCGGTTGGCACCTTGGTGGTCCAGTAGAGCTTGGCGAGGAGACGACCCGGTTTTGGTATGAAAAACACGTTGGTCTTACCTACAAGCCAAACTCCAGAAATGAACGAAACGTCACGAACACGGTGAAACTTCCTGTATTCAGGCAAGATCCCAAGCTCGGACTCCACTTGGGCCAAAGCGTTGGAGTCAAAGTCGTTTGGGGATATGACCAAAAGATCATCCCCGGCAACCAAGACATCGCCAACGACGCCATTAGCAAGCATGGCCTCCACGGTAATCATCATATTGATAACGCTATTCGCAAGCGTAGTATTGTTATGACCAGATTTAACCGTGAAGTTCATCATGTATCTCATTACGGGCCTTCCATCAGTCCGTACAACTCCTTTAACACAATAACCTTCTCGTACAAACTCAAGCATCTCAGCAGGATAGAGTGATTCAATCTGTTGAAAGTGGTACTCGTTCATACAGGAATCCCAATTCTTCCCATCGCGTTCATAGAAGAACACGCCCTCACCATCATGTTGGGCGCCGAGGTCCGCAAGAACCTCGTCCATCCAAGATGACAGTGCAGGGGCATTCATTCCAGAGGCAAATGTGATGCGGATGCCGGGGGCTACCTCATAACGCCGATGTTCGAAAGTCGCTTTCTGTAGCGCCGAAAACTGAGGGCCGTAATGGGCCAAAGTACACAGGTTTCGGTACGTCTGGATAAGACGTGCTTTCGTTAGGGGTTTGAGATTGCCTTCACGCTTCACAAAGCCATCGACGCATTCTGGGAGTAAAGGGTCCCGGGCTTGACTTTTAACGATCTCAATTCGTCGGTGCAGAGGGTAGCGGGTTATCCAAGTGTCCAACAAAGTGGGCAAGTATTGGTAATAACCGCTGCGAACCAAACGAAAGAATTCGGTATAGTCATGCCGGAATTCGCGAGTTTGAGGGGGAGGGCGTGCACCATGGCGTTGGGTGATGGCATTGTGGGCGTTGCAACCACAACCACGAGCGACGTGGAATTCAGCGGCTACAACGCCCATAATAGTGCCACCAACTTGCCGCCGGGCGCACTCCGTAGAGGGGGGTGTGGTGTTGATCTTGTG